TTATCTAGGACAGCCCCTTACCTTTTTACCATTGGCGTCAAAGCCCTTAACCTCTACTGCTCTGGCGGTGTCTTTAATGCGATCACGCAATCGTAGGCTGATGACATCTTGCTCATCAAGGACTGCGACAGGATTACTTTGTCCTAATTCGTCTTTATGGGTAAAGACTAATTGTTCACCTACAATCTTAAAACTGTGATGATATTCACGGGCAAGACGTGATAAAAACTCCACATCACGTTCTTGGTACTGAGTAACCCGTTTAATCGGAATAGGCTTAATAGTTCCTACCACCTTAAGTTTTAAATGTCCTGCTACTTGTGCCACAATCTGTGCAAGGGTAGTGTTTTCATAGGCTTTGGGTTTTAAAGTGCGGTAATTTTTGCTGATACCGCTACTTAAAGCCCGTAGCGTAATAGTTGAAGGGCGGGCTGCATATTCCACCTCATCAATTTCAAAGCCGCCAATTTCTACTAACGGCGAGCCTTTATAACCAATCGCTGCAATTAATTTATCTCCTTGAGTTGGAAACCACTGGCGTATCCATTTTCCTTGGATATCTTCAAAGGTTACGCTTAATTCATCACTTTGCCCTTCTAGATAATCGGTATAGCTCAGTTCAATTAAGTGCGGTTCAATTTCGGCGGAAATATTAGTTTTTTCATAAAACAGCGAAAAATCATATTGAGCGACATTAGTCATTGTTTCCCCTTAGCCAAGGTGGCATCTGTTCATTATTGGTGGGTTGTACTTGTAAGACAGGGATATAAACCGTCACCCCCATTGGCAACACTTCGTAAAAACTGAGTTGCTGATTGGCATCAATAATACGACTATAGGCTAAAGGATCACCATAGTAATAGTAGGCAAGGTTGTCCCAACGCTCACCCAGTTTCACAGTATGCTTAATCACGGTTCTCATTATTTTCTTCCTCATCATTGCGTAATACCACCCAAGCTGTCATTTCGGCAGTAGTTGTGGCGAGGTTATCAATATGTTCAATCACTTCATTTAAAGCATTATCAGCAATCGCAAATCCTTTATCCCAATCAGCGATATCCAATTGTTCAAAGCTCGTTTTAGCAAATGATAGCGTATCGTAAATAGCTTGCCCTGACTGCACAAATTCTCCTACAGCATTCAAATAAGGTGACACACTATCCAAAACTGAACGCATACCAACAAGATCACTAAATGCCCCTAAAGATTGATCTAGACCAGATAAGGCTTGAGGTAAGTGATTGAGAGCTGATAGAGGATCTGTTTTTAACTGTCGCATCACCGCCACGATATTTTTCACATCATCAACAGCACGCTTACCTGCTTGATAAAGCTGTACTCCTTTATTGACTAGACTTTTTATTTCACTTAGTGCATTCGTAAGATTTTTAGGCAAAATTGAGCCTAAAATGCGATTATTACCTAACTGTAATGCTGCTCCTTGTAATGTCGCCTCTAATTTACCTATATATTCGGTAAGACTAACGTTAATCTCTCGGCACAACACATTACCTTTATCATCAGTAAAGAGCGTAGTTGAGCTTAGATTAGTGATCACATAATTACCTTTAAGCCCATTACGCCCCCATACTAAAGCCAATGGTTTTTGTGTAGATTTTGCTGCACTTAACGCACGCCAGCGACTTTCCACGTTACCGAGTTGGTGGTGTAATCTTGCTGCAAACTGTAATGTAGTTAGTCCATCACCTGTGGCTTGTAGTCTGGGTTTACCACGCATTACAGCATGTTCAGCAAAACTGGCTTGCTGAGTTTCGGAAAATTCTGTTAAATCAATAGGTTCAAAAACAATGTCACCAAGTAAACAATACATCTTTCCTCCTAATAAGCTCTACGCCCACGCTGGTCAATTATCTGGTCAAAAATACGTTCAACAACGTGCTCAAGCTCACGGTTACCACGTTGCATGGCTTGGGTAATATCCGCCAAAATATCCGTTTTCTCTTGGTTACCATTAACATTGATCACAGGGCTAAAATGCACCACAATAGGTGATTTATGTTGCATTGGCTCAGCTTTTTCTTTTGCACGTTGCGATAGGGCTTGCTGTACGCCTGCTTGATGTGATTTTTTCTTCACACCTGTTTTTGTTTTTGGCGTTAAGTGCGGTTGTTTTTTTGCCTCTTTTTGTCCGCTTGTTACGGTGTTTGCTGCAATAGTACTTTTAGGCTGTTTTACCTCCGTCATCACAGGCTCTAAGGGGCTTACTGCCGCAAAGGCAGATTGCCCAGCAACCATTGCAATATTGGCTAAACGTTGGATATTAGCCACGCCAAGACGCGAGGTGATTTCTTTATTCAGGACATATTCGCCTTTATGCACCACGCCAGCCACTTCGTGTTTGCCACCATCGCCTGTGTAACCACCCGTAGAAAAACCTCGTTTTTTAGCATTTTCAAGAGCAAGTTGCGTGCCACGCGTTGCCATTTCGCCTGTACCTATGGCAGATTGAGCAATATTGGCTTGCTTGGTTGCAATAGCTAGTTCAGCTTCTGCTGCGAAGCCAAGCTTGCCTTTAATCCAGTCTACGGTGCTATTAATAAAGCTTTTCACGCCTTCAAAGGCTTTGCTTATACCTTCGCCAAGTTTATTGATCATACCCATACCAAATTGACTGAAGCTACTTGGCAAATCTACGCCAAACCAGTTCAATACAGCAGCAAAGGCTTTATAAAATAATCCGATTGGCGACCAATCAAGGATAGTTGCGGTGATATTCCCAATCCCTGAATTAAAGAAGCCTTTCACGTTTTCCCACATATCTGAAAAGAATGTTTTAATCGGCTCCCAATATTGATAAATTAAGAACGCCGCACCTGCGATAGCCATAACGGCTATACCAATAGGATTTAGACCTAAGGCACGACCAATAAATAAAATGCCTTTACCCACAAGTTGTAAGCCACCAAATAGCTTACCTGCTAACGTCATACCAAGTTTAAATCCCCACTTATTCGCAGAGATAAACGCTGACGCGACGCGTTTTGTCGCCCCGAATATGCCACCAGATAACCCTTTAGCCAGTCGCCAACTTCCTCCGCCGACGAAACTAAACGCTCGATTTAAAAGACGCAATTTCAGGCTTAGTTTAGAGAAATCCCCTGTTAGACGCGCTAAACGTATCGCATTAAATGCACCATTTAACTTTGTTGCACCAACATAAAGCCTTACAAAAGGACTAAAAAGCAAATTGAGCCCATAACCCACGCCTAGAAAGCTAAGTTTCATCGCTAATAGTCCACCGACAAAACCCACGAAAGTTCTAATTAGCCCTTTATTTTCGCTAATCCACGGTGTTAATGTATCTTCAATAAAATGCTGGCCTGCTTTGGCTATCTCTTTTAAGTCATCTGCAAACGCCGAGCCTATTGTTCCTACCGCACTTTCCCATACGCCACCTAGGGCTTCCATCGCTGCGCTTAGGGTGCGTGTTTTTTGGGCGATACGTTCCTCAAGGCTGGCTTGTTCGCGCATTTTCTGCAAAAACTCTTCCAGTCCCTGCTTACCTTTTTGTGCAAGTAATAGGGCCACACGTTTCCCTTCAGTGCCAAAGAGCGCATCGGCTACAAGACCCGCACCTTCATCACCATACTTCTGTCGAATAATGTCGAGCTTTTCTAGCTCGCTCATCATGCCATCAATACCTTTAAAATTGCCCTTTTTGTCCCAGAAATTAAATTCAACGCCTGAGCTTTCCAAAATATCGCGTGCTTCGGCTTTCATGCCTTTTTTGGCTTCAGCGATCATCTTCGGGCCTTTATTCATGCGGTCAAGCATCGTGGAAAAGTTTGTACCAAAAGAGGTGCCTTCTAACCATTGTTGCGCCGCCAATCCTTGGATAGCAAAAATTTTCTTGGCATTTTCTTCCCCAGTGAGTTTCATAGAGCGCACATTAGCCGCATAGTAAGTCATAGCCCCATACATTTGCTCTTTGTTCATACCACCAGCAAACATTGCACGCTGTAGGTTATCCGCGGAGGATTTCAATTCCGCATCGGAAAGCCCGTGTCCCTCCATCAGTTTTGCAAGAAACTCGCCTCCCTCAAATTGATCCATACCTAAAAGTACATTGAGTTTTGCCGCTGTTTGCAATCCTCCACCGATAAGGATGTCATCGCTTACCCCTTGCATTTTTAAGGCGCGAGCAAGGTTATAAAAATCTTTTTTTGTGCCAGGTAAATCACGTCCTAAATCATCGGCAATTTTGCCGATTTCTTTAAATTTCCCGAACGAACCATCAGCTTTCATCATCGTAATTTTTAGGTCATTAGCGGCATCCTCCTGATCCATATAAGTCCGAATTGATGTCATTAATGGGCGACCTACCGCATAGCCGTGAGCAGCGGTCTCCATTAATTGACCTTGCATACGTTTTTTAGCGTTACCCCATCGTTCAGAAAGTGCCATTGCACCATTGAGGCGTTGCTGACTTTTTTCAGCTCGGCTAATCGCACTATCTAACTGCTTATAGCGCTTTGCTATCGCATCAAGGTTTTTGGCAGGATAGTTCATTCGTTGTAATTCACGACCGAATCGGTCTTGCTGTGCTGTAGCCTTTTCAATTTGACTAGATAGGCGAGAGGATAGCTTAGTGACTGTGGTAAATGCGGCACCCACACCTTTAAGCGTTGCGCCAATCACTAAGCCGATCATTAATTCATTTGTTGCCATTTTTTCTTTCTCACGGTAAAGTTAGCTAATAAGACTAGGAGGGAGCATGAAGCAAGAGATATATTCAGAGAGAACATTGACCATTGCCAAAGCTATTATGGTTTGCTCATTTATTGTGGCTGGGGTTTGGGCTGCGATAGATATTTTCCCTGCTACACAATTTGCAGCGGCCACTGGATTTGCTGAAATCGGTTTTATTGCGATTTTCTACCTCTTCTTTTGGGTGTTTATCGCATTACTTTACTCAGTCGCTGTCGCAGTAATAATGCCTATCCCAGCCCTACTTATTGGCTTTTTCATTAACTGGGGCTATACTCGCATATAGCCCGCTTTTACTTGTCTATTAGCCTGTGTAAGCCAGCAATCAAGCTCCTCCATTGTGAGGGCATCAATATCAGATTGCGTCCAGCCATACCACCACGCTAAATCCGCATAGAGTGTATAAAGTTCATCAATATCAACTTGCTGAATCGAACAGAAAGCCACGAATAAGTTGCACGTCCTCCCAATCTAACGCATCAAAATCTTCTTGCTGTAAACCACTTACCATTGCCATCACAGCATATTCCGTAGCAACAGGATCATTTTTACAGCGTGCAGCTGCTTTACGATGATCACCTGCTGTAACACGGCGTACGGTTACCTCTTCTAAAAGATCTCCTGAGCCTAATGTAATTGGGCGAGATAATTTGATACGGTTACTTGGTTGTTCAGTTTGTTTAGACATAAAAAAACTCCTTGGTTGGTTTTGTTTAACTTCGCCAAGGAGTTTACTTAAATCGCCTTTAAATTGATTTTAAAGTGGTTTAAAGACTTTTTATTGCCCGATGTTCGTGCGGTATTTTTGCAACACATCTTGTCCGTTTACACGGTAGATGTTGGCAAAGGTATCCACGTAGAGCAATTCTTTCCCCTCTAAGGTCTGCTTAATGCTGTAGATTTGGAAACTATCTTGCAGCTCAACCGCCTCTTTAGGTTTAAAACTTCCGCCTGCGGTTTTACTAAACTGCACATTCATTACCGTAACTAATGGGGCTTCTTCTGC